TCATGTGTTTTAATCTTGTAGTGAGTTCAGAACTTTGTTCTTTTGAGATTTTTGTTCTTGCTTTTGTTTCTTCATCAATTTGTTTCTCATCATTACCCGTCAATAATTTAAAAGTTATCTCTCTTTCAGAGTTAGGTAACGTGTATTCGAATTGATTCTTACCTTTAGGGAATTTAGAAAAATCTAAATCAACAGGTTCAAGTTTTGTTAAGTCTACTGAGTGTTCTGTATCATCATACGTAAACTCATAGTCTTTACCATAACCAAGAATACGAGCTGCTACCATTATAGCGTTCTTATCACCAATCAACATATCATCAACTTTGACTGATTTATCTATAATCAAAGATTGTAATAGTTTTTCGATAACCGTACCTTGTTGTATTAGATTTTGAGAAGTAAGAATATCTTCTTCTTTAGCTGTCATGTATTTTATCTCTACTTTACCAGAGGATAAAGGATGACCTTGCACATAGAAATGTCCCTGAGACGGTAAATCAACGATTTCCGTAGGGAATTTGAAATCTGTCATTATATTTCCTTATGAATTATTTTAATAACCAATTATAATTATAACCGTTTGGTTCCAAATAACATTTTATTTTGATGGTGTGATTTTGTCCTTAATTGGTTTCAAAACCATATCAAAAATAATGTCATCGTATTTTGTTGGGGTAAGTTTAACAATTTTCTCTACAGCGTAAAGTACTGCTAAAACGTATTCCCAATTTGCGACTAACCATTCACTCATTTTAAACTCCTATTAGAATTGTAAGATTGCGTAATCGTATTTAAGTGTTAATGTAATTTCAGCTGGGTCACTTGTAGCGTAATCCAATTCACCGAAATTAGCATTTTCAATGTACGTACCCTTTAATGTCCATTCTTCAACTTTATCACCTACTGGACCTAATAAATTAAAGGTCACGTCTTTTTTGTAAAAATCTGAGTAACCATCACGACCTGTTACGGATTCATGTGATGTTCGTATCCATTCCATGACTGCTTGAGCTGCTGAAGGTACAACCGGGTCGTACAACATAATATCGATAGGTTGCCATGCCCCTTTACCTTTGATATATCTTTTGACATTGATGTGGTCTAATACAATCTCTTCAAATTGTATCTGTGGTCTATTTGCAGCTTTTATTAAATAAGCAGGTACACCTTCAATATACATAATGAACCGATTTTTTGTCTTCGGTTCAAATGGTGTAAACATAATTTCTGAAGGGTCTAATGTAGCCATTCTTTAATCTCCTAAAAAAGTCCTTTATTTTCACTCATTAATAAATATCAAAAGGTAAAATTTTATGTAAAAAACAAAAAGCCCCGACAAAAATCGAGGCTTTTTTATAGATTACATTTGTTTTAATAAGTTAGACTTACTCAGGAAATGTAGCTCCTGTTGGTTGAACAACAAAGTCTAGTACTATAAACTCTGCAGTTCTAGTAGGTTGTATAAATATTTGACCTACTAACTGATTTCTATCAACAACATCTGCTGTATTATTAGTATCATCCATTACTACTCTGAAAGCACTTAAACCACTATTCTGTTGTACTTGTTCGAGATAAGGATTCACTATGTTTAAGAATCTATTACGTGTTGCTGCAGTATTCTGTTCGAATACTAAGAATTGTGAAGCACTTGCGATAAACTTTCTAAGTGCAATCAACAATCTACGTACGTTGATTCTATCTAAAGCAGAAGGTTTAGATTGTAGTGTTTTCTGTCCAAACACGACAACACCTTGACTTGGGAAAGATGCTATAGGATTGATTCTACCCTCATATAGTCTATCTCTCTCAGCATGTGTAAGACGTGTCTTGGCTTCAGTCACACCTAATCCGGCTAAGCCTCCTCTGTTGAGTCCTGCTGGAGCAAACCATTCATGTGATACACTATCATTGAATGCTAAGACTCCTGGTAATACCACTGAAGGTGGTACAAATACAGGAACTTGAGTTCGACTATCAACAAGTTTTACCCAAGGATAATAAGTTGCTACATAGTTAGTATCTAAAGTATCAACTGCATCAATGACGGTATTAATACTATCATCAATATCACCTGCATCCATTATGAATAAAGCATCTGCTCTTGCCTCTACTTTACTGATAGCATGATTAGTAACGTTTGAGTGTAATCTATGAATAACACCTGGTGTTACTAACAAGTTGATATCAAATTCATCAGGATTACTAACAGCATTGATTGCTCGTTTGTATGCTAATGTTCCACTTGCTTCAGCAGAAGATAAATCAAATCCTTGTGTATTAGTATTTGCAATATCTGTACCTGTTAAAGATGGTGTAGCTGGATTCATTCCATCGAATCCCCACTGGAAAGGAACAGCAAACTTCTTCTGTTCTATAGCTGAACCTGACAGAGTGATTATTTCTGATGTACCTGAGTAAGATTCACCAGCTCCTACTAATCTCGATGCATCAGCATTACCTACTGCGTGTGTGTTTAAGTTGAAGGCTCTATTGTCATTACCTGCCGATTGAGCTCCGTTAGGTACAGGAGCTAACATCTCTCTGTTTCCTAGTTTACTAAAATCGAATCCAAAGAATACATTCTCATCAAATACATTATTGTCATTAACTTGACTTTCAACAAATGACCCTGTCGGTACGAATGACCCACTTCCAGCACCTGTATTAGCTCTACTCTTAACAACATTGTTAATAGCTTCAAATCCGAAAGGCAGCATTGTTTCAGGTAATTTAAATGTAGTGTCTTCTACCATATCAACATAATCACCGACTCTTATGTATAAACTCTTATTATCGTAGTTTCCGAAATAAGTTAGTTTACCATTTGAATCAATAGTGATGTGTCTATCACCGATTCTCTTTGCAAAGAAATCTGGGTTCAATGGGTCAAAAGATAATCCGTCAAATTGTTCGAGAATTTCTCCGTCATTAGCTTCACCAGGATTCAATCTGACAACTTGTATTGAGAATGTTCCGAAGTTTTGGTCTGATACGGTTGATGCTTTAATATTCAATATATGGATTTTATATTGTGTGTTAGCTGCTGTACCGTGAGAACGTGTATATATTCTAAATAGATTATTAACTTCAGCTGCATTATGTAATACGTGAGATATACCATCAACCGGTTGTGATTGAATGTAAGGTGTTCGAGCTGTAGAGTAATCTTTATTACCACTATATGTCGAAGCATTTCCTTTAGCATCAAATGAAGTTGAACCTCCGGCAAAATCTAATCCTGTACTATCAGCGACAACCGAAGCTGTAGGTTGACCTGCTACACCTGAACCTCCATCATTTAATGACGCACTTCCAAATAAAGCATGTCCCTGGTCAGGAAATTGTTTATATAAATAAACTGAAGTTGTCCTTCCTCCGAACGTAGTAACATTTGGATTAGTACTAAATACTTTATCAACATAGATATTACTTCCAGTATCAAAAGAACCTGTATATCTTTCTAAAATTCCACTTCCACTAACGGTTAAATGAAATTTATTAAATTTACTATCACCTGTCATTATTGATTTTGACAAATCAGCTGCTCCACTACCTCCTCGAGAAGGTGCTAATACAGCTAAAGACCTTGTATGTACACTATTAGCGATAAGGTCAAGTGTATGTGCTTGATATCCTCCGATACCTAAGACTCTAACGACGGTTACAACACCTGCACTTTGTAGGTATTGTTCGACGGTGTATGGTGTATAAAATTTACTTTCTATTCCTCCAAATAACTCTTCAAATTCTTGAAATGATGTTATTTGTGTTGGTGTAAAAGCTGGACCTAGTTTTGTTGGTCCTATTATAGCTGCTCCTATTTCACCTATTGATTGAGGAAGAAATGATAAATCTCTTTCACGAGTGAATACACCTGGCGAGACAATTCTTTCTGCCATTGTAATTCTCCTAATTAATATTGTTCAAAGCTTTGAATATATATATATAGATATTCCCATATAAATATAACGTAAGTTCTCCAAATACAATAATTTACAAACTTTTTTTAAGAATTAGGTGTAAATACACCTGTTTCAGGGTCAAGTTGTCCATTACCATACTTTTCACTCAAAGATGCTACTAATTTAGCTTCTTCTTGTTGTACTTCAGAATACTCTTTTTTAACTTGTTGTTCATTTTCAAACAACTTATCGAGTTGTTGATTTAACAATAGTCTTTGTACAGATATCTGACCAAACTTTATTTGTGAATCTTGATACTTGTTCTGTAAATCTGTTAAAGATTTCAGTTCTTCATCCGTAAATTTGATTTCTTTACTCAT